CACGGTTTCCACGCCGTAGGTGCTGGCGATGGCAAGGGCGAGGACGTTGAATTGCTGGCGGGCGGCTTGGCTCAGCTGGCTCATATCAGTAGACCTTCTGGGGTTCGTCGTCAGCAGCGCCAGTGGTGTTGGGCACGTTTTTGCCCTTGCCCTGGTTCAGCGCGGTGTTGAATTTCTCGGTCAGGTCATCCAGCGAGTTTTTCAGGCTGTTGAACTGCTCGACGGTGATACCGGTGGCCTTGTCGCCGTCCTTGCCGGCTTCCGGCTCGGTGACGGCGGGCTTCTCGGGCTCGGTGGGCTTGGCGGCAAAGGTGGCAGCGCTCGTTTCCAGGCTGGTGGCCACGGTGCCGAGCTTGTCCACCGCGGCGGCGAAGGCCTGCACGGTTTTCGGATCCATTGGGGTGCTCTCGTCTTTGGGGGTTGCGGGGGATTCGGGACCGCCCTTGCCGAGGGCGCTGAACAGACGGGTGAAGAAGGAAAGGGCGGCGGCTTCGTCCGTGTCGGGCGCGGCGATCAGCTCGCCCAGCGGCTCGAGGTTGGCGAAGTAGTTGCCCTTCTCCGCACGGCGGGAGAAATGCAGCTCTTCGGTGCCCACGCTGGCGGGTTCGTCGGTGACGGCCATGCCGCCCAGGTAGGCCTTGCCGGTGTCGGCGAAGTCCGGGTTGATCTCGATCGAGGTGAAGAGCTTCTGCCCCGCCTTGTTCATCTGCAGCAGGTACTCGTTGGGCTTGAGCCGAGCGAACAGGCCGACCTTGCCGCCGTCCACGTCTTCGGCCTTCAGCTCGGCAACGGTGCCCAGGCTGCCGAAGTAGCGGATGTGCTCGTACCAGATAGTGGCGGTGTACAGCGCGGGGTCGTAGCTCTCGGCCATGTCGCGCAGGTCCTGCGCGTCGATGGTCCGACCGTCAGCGGTCTTGCCGCTGGTGGCCACACGTTTCCAGTCAGATACAAGGGTGCGAGGCATGAACTTTTCGGCTCTGTCGGGGTTCAGATGCCGCCACCATAGGCACCGCCCAGGTGCCCCTCAAACGTTTTGCTTTCGCCCCGTTCCTAGCTGCGAAATCTAGGAATTGCCCGCAATTTCTCTGCGCGTTTGCCTCTTTTCTGCCGCATAGACTGCGGCGCATGCCTTACTCCACCGAGATCAAAGAAACCGCCAAGCGCCTGTACCTGCGCCGCGCCAAGCCGCGCGAAATACAGGCCGAACTCGGCTTGCCCAACGTCCGGATCGTCTACTACTGGATCGCCAAGGGCGGCTGGGACGAGATGCTGACGGACGAGGAGCCGCTGACCGCCGTCAGCCGGCGCATCACCCTGCTGCTGGAGAAACCCGGCACGCTGGCCAAGGGCGAGCTGGACGAGCTGGACCGCCTCACCACCGTGCGCGAACGCCTGCTGAAGCAATGCGCCAAGCCATCGCAGTTGGGCGGCGAGGCGCTGCCAGAGCGCGGCCAGGGGCGCGACGCGCCGCAGGGCGAGCGGCAACAGCGGCGGGGCGGCAAAGGTGGACCGCGGGAGAAGAAGCCGAAGAACGACGTCACGGGCCTCTCCGAAGTCGACTTCCTGGAGAAGTTCACGGCCAACATGTTCGGCTACCAGCAGGAGCTGTTCGCCGCCAAACAGAACCCGCTGACCTGCCGCATTCGCAACGTGCTGAAAAGCCGGCAGGTGGGCCTGACCTACTACTTCGCTGCCGAAGCCTTCATGGATGCGGTGCTGACCGGCGACAACCAGATGTTCCTCTCGGCCAGCCGGGCGCAGTCCGAGATCTTCCGCAGCTACATCATCGCTTTCGCTGCCGAGTGGTTCGGCATCCAGCTCACCGGCAACCCCATCGTGCTCAGCCGCGACGGCAAGCCCTGGGCCGAGCTGCGCTTTCTCAGCACCAACAGCAGCACCGCCCAGGGTCACCACGGGCACGTCTACATCGATGAGTACTTCTGGATCCGCGACTTCGAGAAGCTGAACAGCCTCGCCGGGGCGATGGCCACCCACAAAAAGTGGCGCAAAACCTACTTTTCCACGCCCAGCGCCGTCACCCACCAGGCCTACCCATTCTGGACCGGCGAGGAGTTCCGCAACAGCAAGCGCGGCAAAAAGCTCGGCCAGGAGTGGCCCAGCGAAGCGGCCATCCACCAGGGCGCGCTCTGCCCCGACGGCCAGTGGCGCAAGATCATCACCATCGAGGACGCCGTGGCCGGCGGCTGTGATCTGTTCGACATCGATCGCCTGCGCCTGGAGAACGACGAAGACCGCTTCGATCAGCTCTACATGTGCAAATTCATCGACAGCACGCAGAGCGTCTTCAGCCTGGCCGACCTCGAGCGCTGCTATTCCGACCAGAGCCTGTGGGCCGACTACGACCCCGACCCGAACGCGCCGCGGCCCTTCGGCAACAGCCCGGTCTGGCTCGGTTATGACCCCAGCCGCACCCGCGACGACGCCACCTGCGTGGTGGTCGCGCCTCCGCTGGAGGCTGGTGGCAAGTTCCGCATCCTGGAAAAACACAGCTGGCGGGGGCACTCGTTCACCTACCAGGCCGGCCAGGTCAAGAAGCTCACCGAGCGCTTCAACGTTGTGCACATCGGCATCGACATCACCGGGGTGGGCTATGGGGTTTTCGACCTGGTGCGCGACTTCTTCCCGCGGGCCACGCCGATCCACTACAGCCTGGAGACGAAGAACGCCCTGGTGCTCAAGGCGCAGGACACCGTCCAGGGCAGCCGCATCGAATGGGACGCCGGCTGGAACGATATTGCCGCGGCCTTCCTGACGATCAAGCGGGGCGCCACCGCCAGCGGCCAGATCACCTACAGCGCCTCGCGCACCGACGCCACCGGCCATGCCGATATCGCCTGGGCGATCATGCACGCGCTGGCCCATGAACCCCTCAACACCAACAAACGGCGGCGCAGCCGCTGGTCATCACTCGAACAGGTCAGCCATGGCAAAGCGCAAACCGCAGCAGCAACAAGCAACCAACCGGGCGCCCAAGGCGTTCTCGTTCGGCGCCCCCGAATCGGTGCTGGCCGAAAACATGGGGCAGTACCTGGGCGTGTTCGCCAGCGACGACGGGCGCCTCTACACGCCGCCGGTGTCGCGCACCGGGCTGGCCAAGCTACTGCGCGCCAACGCCCACCACGGCGCCATTCCGAAGTTCAAGCGCAACCTGCTGTTGCGTGACTTCCGCCCCTCGGTCGGCTGCAGCGCGCAGACCATGGGCCGCGCGGCGCTCGATTTCATCGTATTCGGCGAGGCCTACTTCCAGCGCATGCGTAACATCATCGGCCAGGTGCTCGAGCTGCAGCACCTCCCGGCGATCAACATGCGGCGCAAGGTTGGCGGGGGCTTCGTGATGCTGCTGCCCAATGGGCAGGAACTGCACTTCGAGGAAGACGAGGTGGAGCACGTGATGGATTACGACGTCGAGCAGAACGTCTATGGCGTGCCCGACTACCTGGGCGGCATGCACTCGCTGCTGCTCAACGAGAGCGCCACGCTGTTCCGCCGCCGCTACTACAACAACGGCGCCCACGCGGGCTTCATCTTCTACACCAACGATCCGGACCTCACCGAGGAGGACGAGAAGAAGCTCCAGGAGCAGATCAAGGGCAGCAAAGGGGTGGGCAACTTCCGCTCGATGTTCGTCAACATCCCGGGCGGTACCGAAAAGGCGATTCAGATCATTCCGGTAGGGGATGTGGCCACCAAGGACGAGTTCGAGCGCATCAAGAACATCACCCGGGCGGACGTGATCGCCGCGCACCGCATGAACCCGGCGCTGGCCGGCATCATGCCGGAGAACTCCAGCGGCTTCGGAGACATCGAGAAGATTGACCGCGTGTTCACCAACAACGAGATCCGCCCGATCGCCATGCTGTTCCTGCAGATTAACGCCACGCTGCGCGCCGATCGGCGGGTGGCCTGGAACGAGCCGGCGGCGGGCTGAATGCGACATATGTGCATATTTGCCGATATATGCAGACGCCCTTAGAATTCGTGATGGCATTCCGCCATGAATTTCTAAGGACAGACGATGTACGAATACAAGATGGTCCAGGTGCCGCCGAGCATTGAGGTGAAGGCCAGCAAGCACAACGGGCAGGAGGCGGCGGTATACCTCGAAACCATCGCGAACCAGTACGCGGCGGAGGGCTGGGAGTTCTATCGGATCGACAGCGTGGGCGTCCAGGTGCAGGCGGGCTGCTTCGATGCGCTGGCGGGGCGCAAAGCCTCGAACAGCACCTATTACGTGATCAGCTTCCGCCGGCCGCGTTGAGCACGGTTGTTATCAAGGCGCTGATCCGGCTTTACCAGGCCACGGCGCCGCAGCGATTGAGGGGCGCCTGCCGCTACGAGCCCAGCTGCTCCAACTACGCGCTGCTTGCGATCGACAAGTACGGTGCCTGGAAAGGATCGGGAATGGCGTTGCGGCGGATTCATCGGTGCCGGGTGCCCAACGGCGGCGAGGACTACCCATAGCGTGCAGTGATTCGAAATGGCCACTAGATGTTGTGGCAGAATAGTACCCGTATGGATACCTCGGGGGAGGGGCTACGGGTGCGAATCAACTGCAACGCTTGCCGGGGAAAAGCCCGGATCGGATCTCGCGACGAGCTTTCGGAAAACTTCGCCAGGCTCTACTGCCAGTGTCTGGACCCCTTGTGCGGTCACACCTTCGTGATGAACCTCACCTACTCGCATGCGCTGCGCCCTGCAGCTGGGGCGGTTGACCAATTGCTGTTCGACCGCCTTCGTCAGCTACCACGCGCCCAGCAGCGTCAACTGTTCGAGCAACTGGGAGCGGTACCGGGCTGAGGCATAGCCGCGGCAACCGCCTGGATGTTGTTCCGCACTTTAACTTCCAGTAAGCGCACAAAGCTGCGCTGCCCTTCATTAACCGCTTCGTCGCTCGTTACTGTGGAAGTGCCCATGTATGCAAGCATGTCGGCTACTTCCTTCATCTCATCGAGCAGCGTGTTAATTGCCGTGTGAAGATTGTGTTCCATTACTACCGGTCCCTTGGTGGCAGATATCAAGGCCCAAAGTTTAGGTAGCGGCTTTTTGAACCGTCAAGCACTTTCTAATTCTGGTGTCGCGACGAAAAATATTTATCAGCAGGGCTGATGACACAGCCGAAACCGTGCTAGGAGGCCCGTGCGACGGGCTCTGTCAGGATTGGTGCCTTTAACGCACCTTTCCTGATGCTGTTAAGCCAATATTGACCAACGCATTATTGCGTTAATTGACGCTTTCGTTATTTCTATAACGCGTTATTAAGTAGAAAGCACAAAAGCACAAATGTCTTTTTGATCCTGCGCTACACGGTGCAATAAGTAAGTACCTAAGTAGTTACTTAACGAACGTTTGAGTTAGTTGCGGCTGAGCGTTTGCTAGGGCTGCAGGCAATCAGGTGTTATGCGGGCAATAAAAAAGAGCGCCGGAGCGCTCTTTCTTTTGCGGTTATTGCCTGCACGTTTTTATGTTATTGCACCTCTTCCATCATCACCACGCCGTAACGGCGCTGGCCGGTTAGGTTCTCGAAGGCCACCACGAACAGCCCGGGCGGCAGCGGGATTTGCACCACGCCGTTGCCTGTGTCGTGCTGTAGCACGCGGGTGGCTTCGACCAGGGAAAAGTCGGAAGGCAGGTCCAGTTGCTCACGCGCCTTTCGCTGCCGTGCCTCAGGTACCGCGATCAGTTGTCCATCGATCAGCATGGCGTTCTCCTCACATGCACATCGGCGCGTTGCTGCCGGTGCGCTCCAGGTCCAGTTGTTCCCACGCCGAGAGCACCCGGCCGACCTTGTTGCGGTTGCGCTTCTGCACGCTGGGCATATCGGCATAACAAGCCTTGCAGGTATCGCTTAGCCCATCCTCGCTACTGGCCCGCCGGTAGAAGAACTCGCTATCGGCCGGCCAGTACTCGTCGCACTTCTTGCAGAGCTTCTCGGGTGCCTCCTCGAGCACCAGGGCGGCAGCGTCAGCCATTGGCCACCTCCTCGAGCAGGTCACCCGGGTGGGTGAAGGTGGTGCGCTCGCGCGGGTTTAGCAGGTCGGGTTGTTCCTGGAGCAGGCCGGGCGCCAAGCCCAGCTTCCTGGCCAGCGCCTCGGCAGCATGGCGAGCATCAATGGTGCAGCTCGCCGTCTGTTTCTCACCGCGCACGGTGGCCATGTAGGTCATGCCGGTGAAGCGGGTGCGGATTTCAACCATGGGCCACCTCTCCGGCCGAGCTGGCAACGTCACGGACGACCGCAGCCATCATGAAGTGCTGGCCGTTGTTGGTTTCAATGGGGCCAAGGCAGTGCCGTGCTTCCCCGGTGATCGCACTCGCCATCGGCATGGTGAGCATGACGATACGACCCAGGAAACGTGCAAGCCCTTGCCAGTCCTCGAGCTGGTCGCCGCACAGCTCGCACTCGATGAACTCCATCACTTCGTCCCAGATATCGTCGCCAGCTTTTTCACGGGCGGCGAATTTCTCGGGGTAGGCTGCGACGATCAGCTCGTACAGTTCCAAGTCGTCCAGCGGTTTCGTGTTCTGCATGGGGCACCTCAATTCAAAGTGGGTGCAGCGGCACGGGGCGCGGCACAGGGTTGGGCGAGCAGCTTGGTGATCACCGCGGCGTCGGCCGGGCTGAGTTCACCGAGCCGGTGAGCCATGTCGGCTACGCTTTCCAGGCGGATGCGCGCCTCGGCGGTTTTCTGCACCTGGTAGCGGACCAGCGCCTCGCCGACGATGGATGTGGCGGTCACCAATAGGTGGCGGGGCGCTGTGGTAGCCTTTGCTCCGCTGCCGCTTGGGTGTTGTGCTTGCATGGTGTTGCTCCTTTGCTGGTGGTAGGTGTCGGGGAGTTGCAGCTCCTCGACACCCTTCTTTTCAGCCCCGCCCCGGTAGGGCGCTGGCCGTGAATACCGGGCGCATCTCGCGCCGCACTTCGAACATCCCCAATTCCTTGCCGTCCAGGTCCTGCAGGTGGACCCGCGTCAGCTCGCCTGGCAGCGCGGTCGGGTGGTGGTCACGCCAGTGGCAGCTCGCAGCCAGCTCAGCCAGCGATTCGGCGGTCATCACCTCGATGCAGGCGATCGGCAGATCGATATGGCCGGAGACGCCGTTGGCGCAGTAGGTCAGTCGCATGGCGGTTATTCCTCGCCCGCTTTCTTGGCCCAGCTCAGCAGCTCATAGGGCTCGACAATCGCGCGCCGCTCGACGGAGCAGCCGCCCTCATCGTCAAACGTGATCGCCAGGCCGCGCAGCGCGAACTGTTCGGGAAAGTTCTTCTCACCCATCTCAATGGCGCGATTGCAGGCATCGGTGTAGGCGGTATTGAGATGGGCCACCTGTTCGTCGAACGACCGCTTGGCCTCGGCCAGGCGCTGCTCAGCGTCGACGACTTCTTCGTGACAGCGCTCGAGGCGGTGCAGGGCAGCGTGCAGCGTGCTCATCGGCTTGGTGGGGGCGGTAGGTGCTTGGTTGGTCATGGTGTTGCTCCTTTCAGAGGTGGGTGCGGAGTAGGTCGAAGGTGGCGGCGAAGATCTCGTCGCCCAGCTGGCGGGCGCTCAGGTGGCCGTAGTGCATGCCAAGTTCGCGGGTGATCCAGTGGGCCTGCTCGGGGCGCTCCAGGCTGATCATCGTCAGCAGCAGGGCGCGGCGCGGCAGGTCGAGGCTGTTCAGGGTTTTCAGCAGCGCGGGCAGGGCGCCCAGCTGGGCGTCAGCCCAGGTATTAATGCCGCCCTGGGCAAATGGGAACGCTTCGCCGCCGATCAGCTCGGCGCCCTTCTTCCAAGCGGCAAAGAAGGGATCGCGTGCTGCAGCAGCGGCATCGTCAATACGGGCGTACACGGTGCCGACGCGGGTCGGTTGCATGGCTTGGCTATTCATCGTTGCGGTACTCCTCTCTCATTTGGTTCAAGCGGCGGCGCATGTCTTCGCGGTACTCGTCGGGGAAAGCCGGGTCAGCGAGCCATTCGCGGATCTGCCGAGGCGTCCAGCGGCTCAGCATGTCGAGCGCCAGGCAGTCCCGGAGCAGGGCTTCGTCAGTGGAAATCGCTGGCATGGGAAGGCCCGGAAAAGGAAAACGGCGGGTTGACCCCCAAAACGTCTGGAATGTCTGGAATGTCGAAAACCCGACACGGCTGAAACCCGCGTGGTTGCTGGGCTGCGTAATTTTTTTGACATTCCAGTGCTACTGGAATGTTCTGGAATGTCGGTGGTTTGGCAGAAGGCGCAAAGCCGCGTCGCACTAGGGCTGCAGGGCGATTCCGGGGCATTCCAGTAATTCCGGGTTTACTGGAATGTTCTGGTATGAAAAACATTCCAGCGCATTCCAGTGGCATGAAGGTTGATAGAGCCTTGCAAGTAACTGTATTCATTGACTATTCCTTAACATTCCAGAAATTCCAGATAGATTGGGGGAGTACACAGAAACGCCCTCTATCCCTACGCATGCACACACGCACACGTATAAACCCATACAGATCAACCACTTACACGGCACGCTTGAAGATCCAGCAGTTGACCCCCCGCCGTTCGATCCTGGAGTAGATCTTCCGGCTCTCGACGAAGGCGTAGGTGCGGCTCTGCGGTAGGTAGCGGCGCAGCTGCGAGGCGGGGATGGACTCCTGCCCCGCCTGGCGACTGACCTGGTTGAAGTGCTCGAGGTTGATCGCGATCAGGCCTTTCTCGGCGCTGTGGTTGAGGGTTTCGCGGATCTCCTCGCGGGTGCCCTCGGCGTCGGTGATGGTGACCACCTGTTCGTTGAGGTAGTGGTAGATCTGCCAGAACTGCGAGGCCATGGGGTGCTCGGCGCTGATGCGCTGCTGGCGTTCCAGGGCGCGCCCATCCAAATGCTTTGCCAGCTGCTCGAGGTCGCGGTCTGTCCAGTCCGGAAAGAACACCTGGGTGGCCTTTGCCGCCGCCATGATCTGTGCGTGGCACAGGGCGATCCGGCTATGGGTCACGCCACCCAGCGAGCTGAAGCGGCGCTCGTAAATGGGGAAGGCCTCGAAGTAGCGCTGCAGCCAGGCCTGTTCCTGGCTCAGTACGGTGCGCAGGAAGCCCGACAGGCTGTCTACGTCCATGCCTTTCAGCCGCTCGGCCAGGGGCTTCAGCGCGTCGCTGTGGTGGTCCAGAGTCATGTGCAGGTAGACGATCCGCGTGATGATGGCTTCGGAGCCGTCCACGCTGGTGTTCTGCGAAATGCACACGGCGCCGCGGAAGATCAGCGACTCGGTGTCGCTGTTGGCACTGCGCACGCCCATCACCCGCAGCTTGGCCTTGTAGTCGAACAGCGGCTTGATCTCGTCCCAGTTGTACTGGACGGTCAGGGTGCGGCCCATGCCGTCGGTGGTTTCCTTGTCGGACTCGAGCAGCACGACGGGCAGGTTGCTCACGCCGGCCAGGGCACGCAGCAGGCCGATCGCCGATGCACCGCTGCCGCTGGGCTTGATGCCTTCTTCATCCTTGCGGCCGACCAGGCGCCAGAGGAAGCGCAGCAGGGTGGTTTTGCCGGAGCCCGCCACGCCGGTCAGTTCCAGGAATGGCCAGCTCGATTGCCGCGCGCGGATCTGCTCGGCGAACAGGGTGCCTGTCCACCAGCCGAGGGTGGCCAGGCCGTTGAGGTTGAACACCGCGCGGAAGTCGGCGAACCAGGAAGGGTCGAACTCCTGGCCGCGCACCACCGGGTAGTTGCGCATGGAGGTCTTGAGGCCGTCGGACCCGACGTCCAGGAAGCCGTGCTTGTTGACGCCGATTTCCTTGCCCTTGGCGATGCCGAAGGTGGGGTAGCAGTAGGCGCCGCTGACGTCGTCGTAGCCGACGAAGGGCAGCGTGCGGACGGTGCGGACATCGCGCAGCCAGTCGCTCTTGAGCATGGCCAGTACGCGCTCGCCGCCCTCGAACATGCCGCCCGGCGTGCGCTCGAGCAGCGCCTTAGCGAAGCCACGCGGATCGGTGATGGCGTTGGGTGCCAGCGGTTCCTTGCAGCTCTGCCGGGCGTTGGGGAAGTCGAACTGGAAGAAGTAGCGCTGCTCGCCGGTGACGGCGTCCTTCTCGATGTATTCGAAGCGCGGGATGCAGTTGGCTACCTGGGACAGGGTGGTGTGCTTGGCGAACTCCGGGCTGTGACCCTCGATGTCGTCACCGTCCAGATCCTTTTGCAGCTCGGTGAGGTTCACGCGGGCCGAGTACAGGTGGTTGTTGAACTCCACCAGGAAGAAGCCCTTGGGCTTGCGCAGGTATTGCAGGTACGCCTTCTTCATCGGCGTTTTCGCGCTGAACAGCCGGCCCTGGTAGCAAGCCTCGTCCATGAAGACGTCGTCCAGCTGGCCATCGCGGTACACGTCGTCCCAGTCCCGCTCGCCGGCGAGCGCCACCCAGCCCAGTTCGCGCATGTCGCGCAGCTGCTTGAGGTACTTGGGGATGTAGTTGCGGCCGGCCTGGTCGTCGTCCAGGGCAATCACCCAGGTGACTGACTTACCTTTGTTGGCCTCGACGATGTCCCAGGGGAAGTTCACGCAGCTGATCGCGGCGATGGCCTTGAAGCCGGCGAGGTGCAGCGCAACGGCGTGGAAGATGCCCTCGACGATATAGACCCGGTCGCTCTTGTCGATGGTCTGGCCGGGCGGCACCCAGCCGTTGCCCTTGTAAGACATGCCGTACTTGATGCCGGCTTTGTCGCCGTCGTTACGGGCCACTGCGGTGGCATCGATGATCCGTTCCCAGTAGCCGTCGCACAGCGGGAAGCGCACCGTGTCCGCCCAGCTCTCGTCCTTCAGCTTGCGCCGCGCCTGGCTGTACCAGCCCTTCATCTTTGCGGTATCGAAACCGCGGTTGCGCTGCAGGTACGCGTCGGCTGTGGCGTTGGGGTTGGCCTCGGTCTTGGGGAAGCGCTCGCTCAGATTCTCGAACAGGTAGCTGTAGCGCTCCCGGGTCTTTTCCTCATAACGGCATTCGTTCTCGCGGTTGCACTTGAGCTGGTACGGCTTGGCGCGGCTGATGAACAGCTTGCGCTCGCCGCAGCTCGGGCAGACGCCCTTCTGCAGGTACTTGTCGTTGATGCTGGCGAAGTCCAGTTCCCGGTCTTGCTCCAGGGCCTTCACGACGTCCAGTCGGTAGATGTCCTCGAATTGCATGTCTAGCCCCTCAGCGCTGGGAGCTGGATTTGCTGGTTTCTGCCCGGACTCGCTCGGCCTGCTCAGCAGCTTCCATAGCGATGTGAACCATGTTCACCAGGACGGCTTCCTTGGAGCCCTCGGTCTTTTCCCGGATCAGCAATCGGCCGTTTTTGATCTCCTTTCTGATGAGACTTTCTGACTGCCCAGTGCGCCGAGCAAGCTCTGTAACTGTGGTGTAGGGCGTGTCGATCACGATATTCATTTGGTAAGCTCTCCTAGTCATATGTGCTGCATATATACACATATGAGTACTTTAAGCATTCAAATGGATATGTCAAGGGGTGGGGGAATGGAGCTCGGCGAGAAGCTGAAATTGATGCGCACCCGGGAACGGATGACGCAGGGGGAAATGGCCGCAGAGGTGGAAATCAGCCTGAGCAGCCTGAAGAACTACGAGCTGGGCTTGCGCAAGGAAGTCAGCGCCCTTGCGCTGCTGAAGATCACCACCCACCCGCGGTTTAAGAAGTACACGCTCTGGCTGATGTGCGACGAGATTGCGCCGGAGTGCGGGCAAGTCAGCCCCGTCTGATCCAGTGTCGATCAAGAAGCTCGAGGACGGGCGCTACGAGGTCGATTGCCGACCGGAAGGCCGCAACGGCCCACGCATTCGCAAGAAATTCCGGACGAAGAATGAAGCGCTGGTCTACCAGAACCGGATCATGGGCGACGGTGCGCGAGGTGCATTCGAGAAGAAGCCCAAGCGAGACGAGCGCCTACTCTCGGACCTGGTCACGCTCTGGTTCAACAATCACGGCCGCACGCTCAAACGCGGCGAGGAGCGGGAGCGCGCGCTGCAGGCGATGGCCACGCGCATGGGCAATCCGCGCGCGTCGGACTTCACCACCAGCCACTTCACCCAGTACCGGGCCGATCGCCTGGCCGGCAAGTTCGGCCGCGAAACGGCAGGCAGCGGGCGGAAGAAGGGCGAGAAGGCCAAGCCCGTCAGTGCCAATACCCTGAACCACGAACTGGCCTACCTGCGCGCAGTGTTCAACGAACTCGAGCGGCTTGGGGAGTGGGTGGGCGATAACCCGCTGGCGAAGGTGCGGGCGCTGAAGTTCGATGAGACGGAGATGGCCTACCTGGAGCGCGATCAGATCCAGCCGTTGCTCGTCGCCCTGGACGAGATCTCGCCGAAAGCCGGGTTGGTGGCGCGGATCTGCCTGGCTACCGGTGCCAGGTGGTCAGAGGCGGAAGGGTTGACCGCCCGCCAGGTGCGCGACTGCCGGATCCACTACACCAGGACGAAGTCCTCGAAGAATCGGGCGGTGCCGATCACCGAGGATCTGCAGAAGAAGATCAAGGCCGCTCTGCCGTTCGGCGATTGCTACAAGCGCTTCGGCGAGGCGGTCGACGCGGTAAGTCTCGACCTGCCGGCCGGCCAGCTGACCCATGTGCTGCGCCACACCTTTGCCAGCCATTACATGATGAACGGCGGCGATATCCTCACGCTGCAGCGCGTGCTCGGCCACGCCTCGCTGGCCATGACCATGAAATACGCCCACTTCAGCCCGGGGCACCTGGCTGAGGTGGTCACACTGAACCCGCTGGCGACGGCGGAAACTGAGAAGGAGTAGTGCAATGCGATTTAAGGAAATCCGAACGGAACATGGCCAGACGCTTGTCGTAAACGCACATGACATCGTTGTGCTCGAGCCTAAGGACAAAACATGGGACACCGGTGGCATCGTGTGGCTTCGGGAAGGCTCCTGCCGGTACACCAACCTGTTTATTGATGCCGCCCAGGCGCAGGCTATTCGGACCTGGCTTATGGCTGTCTGATCGATCCGTGGACACTTTGTGGACGTGGACGGTGCTGTGAAAAGCGAGAACGCGCCATCCAGAAACGCGAAAGCCCCGCACTGCGGGGCTTTCAATTATGGTGCCGGCACCAGGAGTCGAACCCGGGACCTACTGATTACAAGTCAGTTGCTCTACCAGCTGAGCTATACCGGCAAGTGAGGGTCGCCATTATATCCATTGCGGGCGGCGAGTAAACCGTTAGCTGACGGTCACTTGCGCTGGCTTATTCAGGCCGCTTCACATTTTGTGCGCTGTGGCTGCGCTCGGCCAGCAGAAGGATGTTGCGCGGTGTCAGCTCGCTGGGGCAGAAGGTGCCAAGGTGCACGCGGTAGCCCTGTTCCTCCAGCAGCAGGGCGCGATCGAGCAGTAGCCAGAGTTCCAGCGGGCGGCGGAACAGGCCGCGCACCAGTTCGAGGTTGCGCACTTCGGCGAGGCGTTGCCAGCCGGCCCGCTCCAGTGCGGCCCAGTCCTGCTCGCCCGGGGCGGGCAGTTGCTTGAGGGCGGCCAGATCGCGGCAGTAGTCGGCGAAGCCCTTTTTCAGCCAGGCGCTGGGCAGCGAGGGCGTCGGCAGGTAGTCGTCCTGCTGGCGCAAGCGTCGCTGCAGCAGATCGAAACCCAGCCGCCAGGCCATCGAATGGTCGCGGTTGCGCCGTTCTCGCGCGCCAGCGGTGACGGTTTCGCTCAGCGGCAGGCCGAGGTCGTCGCGGCTGAGTTGCAGCGCCGTGGCCCGGCCGGCTTCGGAAAGTGGCACGTAGATTTCGTCCCGGGTGCGGTTGTAGCAGCAGGGGGCGATGGCGAGCTGGCGACAGCCCTTGGCAATGCTCAGGCGCAGCAGGCGTACATGCAGATCACCGCAGGCGTGCAGTGCGACGGGGGTGTGCGTGGCCTGTAGCTGGTCGCCGGCATCGGCTGCGAGCACGTCCTGGCAGCGGTGTCGGGCCGGGATGCCGAGCCGCTCGCTCATATGCGCGCCTGTCCGTACCAGTGTTTCATCCCATTCCAGGCAGGTCAGCGCGGCGCCATCGCGGGCGAGATAGCGCCCGAGGTGGCCCTTGCCGGCACACCAGTCCAGCCAGTGCGTCGGCGCTTCGGCGAACCGTAGGCGGGCGCCGAAGGCCTGAATCTGCAGGGCCTTGCGGCCTGGCACGTCCACCGCGTGGCGATGGTCCATGGCTGGCGATTCGCCGGCGGGCAACGCGTCGAGATGGCTCAGTCGGTCGGCGAGGTCAGCCAGCTCAGGAAAAGGTTCGGGTGCGGCGAGCGTCGTCGGCTGATTGTGCGCGGCCTCGGCATCGGCCAGCGAGCGGCTTCGCAGCCAGGCGGCCAGTTCGGGGTGCTCGGCTTCCCATGGCAGCGTTTGGCAGACGAACGGCCGCGGCCGCCAGAGCGACTTGTGCGCAGTGAGGAAGCGGTCCAGTGCCTGGAAGCGCTCGAGCAGGTTGGGGGCGGCGGACATCGGCGGGGCGGGTATATGAACAGGCGCCGATTGTAGCGGGAGCGCCTGCCATAAAGCACAACGCCCGTCGAGGACGGGCGTTGTGTCGGGCTACTTGCCGTAGACCTGTTCCGGCAGCCAGGTCACCAGGCCCGGCCACATGTACGCCACCACCAGCATGCCGATCTGGATCATGATGAAAGGCAGCACACCCTTGTACATCACGCTGGTGGGCACGCTGCGTGGCGTGACGCCGCGCAGGTAGAACAGCGAGAAGCCGAAAGGTGGGGTGAGGAACGAGGTCTGCAGGTTGATGGCGAACATCACACCGAGCCAGACCGGGTCCAGGCCCATGGCGAGCAGGATCGGGCCGACGATGGGCACCACCACGAAGATGATCTCGATGAAGTCG